GCAAATTGTTCTTTATTATCATCTAAATGATACTTACGAATTGGTATTGAAAATAAATCATCCCTCATTTTTTATACTCCATATGTGCATTGAATGATATTGACACTCTATCATCTTGACATTGATTTACTTCAACTGCGTGCCTTAAATATGATGGAAATAATAATATCATTCCCTCACGAGGACAAAAGTTGTAAGCTGTGTATTGTATTGCTCTTTTCTGTACTTCATTATCATACATATTCATCTTATTATGTGCAAATGCGTGTGGATTTTCAAACACTAAGTTGCCAGAATCTTTTGGTGCGTGAATCCACATTACAGCTGCAAGATCACAGTTAGGATGTTGATGCATCATGTTATGAGAACCTGGTGGATTTACATTAAACCATAATCCATCCATTCTTAGAACAACATTTGGTTTTAGAATTCTAAGATCAGTTAAACTGTTACCTATAGCATCTACTATAGGGTTGTTTGATAGATGATAGTGTGCTTTTGATTGCCATCCACCAAAATTAGAGTTACGTAAACCATCAGGATCTTTACGTTTCTCAGAATATATGTACTCTGCTAATTTACTTTTATCAAACTTCTTAACTTCGTGAGCAAATACTGCTGATGGAAATAAATTATGTGTGTTTATCATGATCCATACTTAAACTCCTGTCCTGCTGCCCAGTCAAGTTTCTCCATTATTTCCCCTGTGAAATATTTCTCTGGATCCTTAAGTATTGCAGAAGGATATACACTGCTATCACCAACAACGATCCTATTTCCTTTACGCTCAAAGACTCCATACTTTTCTCCTAATTCTAATAGTCCATAATATCTGTCAAGTCCACGTTCATCAAAATATAATCTTGTATCAACACTTGCATTTTCCTTTGTCAGACGTGACTTAGCAGCCTTTGCTTTGATAATGTTTCCGATAACTTCCTTTCCATCTTTCTCTTTTTTCTTAGAGAGATATATGATAGTAGATGCAGCGTATTTGAGTCCACTTCCTCCACCCATCTCTTTAGTTGGGATGTAGGCACCAACGACATCGTATGTGTGATTTGTAACAAGTAGGGGGACATTTGCTTTGCCTAATTTTAGGGTGAGAATACGGAATATTGCCTTCACAACTTGTGCTCTAGTCATGTCACGAGTGTCTTTACCCTCTGCACTGTCTGCTAGTTCTTTAGATGTTGAAAGCATACCTAAAGAGTCTAACACAAACATCATAGGTTTGCGATCTTCTGTTTTCTGTTGAAGATATTTATCTAAGATTTGTATGGCAGTGGTTCTAAACTCTTGTACTGTAGTGACTGGTATGAGTATCATACGTGTACCATCAATACCACGTTCCTCTATCATATCTTTTGTGATAGCAGCTTCTGATTCAAAATAAACTACACCCGCATCAGGGTTCTCTGCAAGGTAATTTTGTACAACACCCATAGCAAAAAATGTTTTACCTGTACCACTCTCTCCTGCTAGTGCTGTAATTTTATTACTAGGCACTCCTTTGTAAATAGATCCACTTACAAGGGCATTAAAAATATATGATCCTGTGTCTACAAATGAGTTTATGTCACCAACTCCTCCTTCAGATAGAAGTCCAGCGTATTCATTGTCAATCTCTTTGACAATGTTTTTTAAAAATGATGAAGTCATGCAAATAAAAATTCTAAATTAGGGACTCTTTCTATATCCCATCCTATCACATCAGTGATAATTCGTAAAGGGTCTAAGAAGCTTTTCTTAAACTGAGCATCACGATCTATGCTCTCCTCAAGATCAAGTTCTCTTGGGAAAGTGTTGAGGAATGAGATTACGTTCTCATTTCCTAGTGGGTTTGGACGCAGGAGATATGCATATTTTATCTTCTCTCCTTCTTGGACAAGTGGATACTTATATTCAAGTTTGTTTTTTGCGATGTAAAAGTTATATAACAGAGTTCCACGAACATGTAAAGGGCATCCCTTTGAATACACGGTTCCTGACGCCTTGAATTTACGTAGTCCATTTACTGACCTCGGAAATGCAATGTCTTCTGGTGGTAACGAATTGAATTCAGTTTTGAAAGTATCTATGTAAGATAAAAGATCAGTTTCTGTACCATTCATCATCACTTGTATAGCATTTTTAATTGCAGTACGACAAGGTGCAGGAGTAGAAGACTTAACTGCTTCGATACCCATCATTTTTAACTTAGGTTCATCATATCTTACACCTTCAGAATCCCATACGTTGAGCATATATCTTTTCTTAGCAGTCCAGATACCAGTAGAAGCGATATTCTCTCGCTTCATTATCATTTTCTGGTCGTAGGCATTGACGTATGCTGCCAACGCTTTATAAGAACGCGAAATATGTTTTTCAAGTTCCATCGAACAGATCTTATTAAGGAACGAGACAACGCTTTTATCAGTTTTCTCTCTGCCCTTGTATACACCTTCAACCAGAGGACCCAGATTAAGGTAGATACTATCAGTATCACTAGCAATAACATAATCTTCTTTCTCCGTTTTCAAAATTTTGTTTAGATACAGGTTCATTTCATGTTCTATCCAACGAATAGAAACTTGACCTGACATAGTAATAGCTTCAGCATTTTTTAGATTATAATATCTAAAGTATTGATTGCCGATAGCACCATAAGCACTGTTCAATTGAATCTTACGTGCCATTTGTATGTTGTTGAATTTACTTATCTTTTTTTCTAGTTCTTTAGTTGGAGTTTTTTCATACTCTTGTTTTGCTATGAGCATATGTTTTTTAGATTGTACACGTTCATCGTATATCTTCTGCATAATCTCAGGTAAAAATCCATGTATGTCTTTACGATACATAGCACCATTAGCACACACAGCATATTCTTTTGGGATATCTATTTTTTGAGATAATATCTTATTAACAGTTGCTGATGGGTGTCGTTTTTCAACGAGGGTTTCTGGGGAAATATTATATTGCATAATAAGATGAGGGTACAGACTATTGAGGTCAAAACTAACCACCCAATCATAGCGTCCTGCTTTCGGTTCCTTAACATAAGCACCTTCATATTTTTCATCTTTACTTGATCTTTTTGCAGGAGGAACTACTATGTTCTTGTCCTTTAAAAAATTGTATATTATCGTATCCCACATTCTCACTTGGTAGTATACATCTCTGATATTAACTTTAGCATCATATGCTAAAGCAACAGCAAGTTCTAACAACTTCATTTTTTCTTCTAGACGTATGACAAGTTCCACGTCAACGATGTTATAGTCAATAAACTTCTGCCAGTCATTAGTATAAAACTGTTTGAAGTTTTCAAACTCACTGTGATCAACTTTCTTTTGACCTAATTCTACAAATGCTATATGATCTAACCTATAAGATTCCTGATTAGTGTATGTAAACTTCTTATAAAGATCCATGTAGTCAACCACATTGATCCCAAAAATATTATAAAGTATTTGTTGACGACCTTTTATTTCTATATCTTCTCTATACACAATACCCCAAGGGGATATTTGTTTCATTTCTTTTTCACCAAACAATCTTTCTAGACGTCCACATATGTACGGGATATCATATAGTTCTACGTTCCACCCCGTGAGAATATCTGGGAAATTAGTAGTCCAATAGTCAAGAAAACAACGGAGCAAATGTTCTTCATCGTCACACAGTACATACTCAACGTCATCTCTATTATTTGTATACGATTTGGTACCCCATACTTTGATCTTACGGCTGAGATAGTCCTGTACTGTAATGCTAAGAAGAGGTTGCGAGCATTCCTGCACGTTAGGAAAGCCATTCTCACATGCCACCTCGATATCAAGAGATGTAGTTTTAAGATTTTTAAATTCGTAATCAACCTCTTGCGGAAACTCTTCCGAGATGAATTGATAGAGATATCTGTCATAACCATGTACCTCAAAGTTTTGTACTTCTTTGTATTGTTCTATAAATCCTTTTGCTTCTTTTACTGAATCGAACTTGATAGCTTTAGCATACCTCCCATCAAGAGTTTTTTGTTTAGTTTTTTTATCAGTAACAACAAAAAGAGTTGGAGAGAATTTGAACTTACGTTGAATACGTTGTCCATCTTCGTACCCAAGGTAAAGTAAATTATCTCCAACAAGTTGTACGTTGGTGTAAAAACTCATTTAGTTACCGTTTTATACTTTGCCTTCATTGCTGATGTTGCATTTACTATTGTAGCAATAATCTCAGAATATATCAATATGTCTACATCATCAGTGTAACGTGGCCACGGTTCCAAAGTACCATCATCCTTGATAAGATAAGGATCTTGTAAATGACAACTTGGTTCTTCTTCTAATTGTTCTACCTTAGATATGAGGTGTATCCCACTCTTAAGGATTATTATCATTGTTTGCATAACTGTTCTAATTTGTGTAAATCTCTTTCATTCCATATATTGTTATCCTTTTTCCTGTAAGTATATACAGGTTCAATTGTTTTCAACTCTGGTATAAATTCTTTAGTAATTAGATTACCAATATACATCTTGGGTTTGTATTTGTCAACTCTAATGTTAAAGTAACTAGGACCGTTGAACATAAGGTGTTTAAACTTAAAAGTTCCCCTACCTATTTCTATAGGAAATGGTTGAGGAACTAGATTCATATCATATAATGGAGTTTTTATTGGTTGATCAAATGTTATGATACCAAATTTTCCATTTACAAGTGCAGGATAGTCTACTAAACATTTTGTTATTGTAGCAGGTCCTTCAATCTCTATTTGTTTACTGCCTTGAAATTTGTGATCTGTGGTATATGTATGAATTACAGTATCATTGTCATATATTTTAAGTCTCCTCATCTTCTAGTGCTTTTTCTGCTTGTTTAAAAACTTCTTCCATATCTAGATCACTATCTGTAACTCCTGCAATCATATCTTCGTGACGCTTAAAGTTTTCTTCATAGTTTTCTTCTCTAATTGCCTGTATGTATTGTTCAGATATACTATCTAATGGATCGTAAGCTGTTAATACATGTCCTGCTGGAAGATAAAAATCTTTATCCTTACTCAAAGGTGCCCAAGGAAACCAAGACACTTGGTATCCTCTTTCATTATTAAATACAATCCCTCCATCATTAGAAACAATATCTAATCTGAAGGGTTTGTGTAAGTGATATCCCATAGGTTCTTTAGTATTAGGATCCACTATCTCTTTTGCTTCGGTTATTATTTCTTCACCAGATTTTAATAATAAAAGTTTTACGCTCATTCTACGCTTCCACCCATCTTCTGTACATTCTTGATGTATGTATCACGAAGACTTGGCACTGGTTCTACAATAGTCAATACTGCTGCAGGGTTGATTGGTATTCTAACCTCAGGTGTTAGTGGGCAGTATGGTGAATAATGTACTTTTACTTCTGGTTCAGTTACGATACCTGTACTGTCAAGTTTAGGTTGTTCATACTCAACTTTGTAAGGAAAGTTTAGAATGTATGCCTGTCTCTCTCCAGTATCTTTATGTGTAGCTTCTTGAATATCACATATTACATTGTCTCCATTCTGGAGCATCAATACTTTAACTCTTTCTGCTTTAACTATCCCTACTGCAGGAGTTTCTTCTGCCTCTGCAGTTATATTTTTCATCTTCTTTGCCATAGTTTTTAACAATACCCATATATTATAAAAGAGGAGTTAACGATTGTCAACCCCTCTATGTATTAGATGTAATCTTTTCTTGCGTGATGCTCAGGAACTATCTTACCGAGTGTGACTGAAAGTAATCCATCTTCAAAAACTACTTCCCTTACTTCTATGTCATCTGATAGTTGCCATCCCCTAGAAAATGATCTTTGTGCCATTCCTCTATGTGCATAATCCTCAGAGTCATATAGTTTTTTATCATCTTCTTTAGTCCCTTCGACTAATAGTTTACCATACTCTGTGTAAACTTTAATTTCTGATTTTTTAAATCCTGCTAGTGCAACTTCTAATTTAGAAAGTTCGTTACTTACATGTATTACATTATATGGTGGGTAGTTTGATGTACCTCGAATGTCATTTATTCTATCGAAGTAGTTATTCCAACCTATGCTATGTTTTTGTATAGCATCAAATAATGTTGGTAAGTCGGCAGCACTGTACCTTTGAATGTCCATAATGGTTCTCCTTATTAAGCGAGTGTGAATTGTGTCCCCTAAGGCGACACTACTAATTATAACAGCAGACACAAAAAAGGAGGTTCGGTTATTCCTCCTTCTTCTTTCCTATGTTGTACTTACTCTCTAGTGTCCATTCATGTTTTTCTTTATAAGCAAGAACTTTGATCTGACTTAAAGGTGCTACATCAGCAATACTCTCTTTGCTATTGATTGATACTAAACCCCAATCACCTAGCAGCTGCACTATGCGATTCCTACGTTGCACATCATTAAGACTTAGGTTCGCTTTCTTTCCATCCAGTGCGAACAACTCTTTAAAATGCACAATAAAATATCTACCTTGTTTGTGTAGTATATGACATGATTGATATAACTTCTTTTCTTTTCTGGATGCTACTCCAATTCTTGTCAGTGTTTCTCTTACCTTGAGAAAATCATCAGGTTCTTTCAAACCTACCTCTATCATACTATCAGAAGTCCACTTTATCTCTTCTGTGATCGCAGTCATCGTTTTCCTCCCATATCATGTTTGTTACGAATGTGTTCAATTTGGGTTTTGGTGAGAAGATTTACTGCGATCCTCGCTTTCTCGTTACTATATCCATAGTGTTTTTTAACTAGATCCAGATTTTCAATCTGTTCTTTCTTCAACCAAGGTGAGAAACGCTTTCGTTTCCTTAAAGTATATAGCAAGAAGGAGTACTGTAAGTCCTTGTCAATGTTACTATACTTATTCATTTCATTTGCAAACAGGATAGTGTCAAGATGTCCAGACAAACATCTGTTTACAATATAGGGTGGGTATGATTTGATTGCTTCGGGGTCATCTTCTATCAAGTTCTCTTTAGTAAAGTTGATAGAGTTCAACCAGTCCTTAAGTTCCATTAAAATGTCCTGATAGGTCCTAAAACTCCTGTTCTATTATTGTTTATACGATATATCTGTGTTCTTCCACTCTTAGTTTGAACATGGACTTCTTCACCCATGATAACTGCTGTTGATGTGTTGGGTGCAAATGTAGATAGACCTCCTCTACGTGTATTGTAGAGTTGGCAGTATCCACTAGGCAACACTCTGACTCCTATACT